ATGAATAGAGTATTCCGTACTACCCTAATGATTGCTTCATGTTTCTGTGAAACCGTATGGGCTGGAATAGTAAGCGTGTTTGCAGGTGCCTTCGCTGTCCACTCCGAGCTAGGCTCGGTACTGGATAAACACATTTGCATTTAAGCTAATGCTCTTGTATGAAGTTTCCGGACGGTGGGTTCAAATCCCCCAGCGGTTTTTTTTCACCTGTTGAAAAAATCTTGTGCGTCAAATGTCATCAAAACCCACTTTTGTTGCATTAAATAAAGCAGTCATCTGTTTTATCGCCCCTGACTTTACTCGATATATCCTCAGTATTTGCGCTGTTATCCATTCAGTCTATGATTAACTCCATAATTATTTTAAAACCGGAACGTTCTTCGATCCGATGCTATACAAGGCGCATATGATGAAGTACCTAATGGTGGTCCCTTCATTGCTGTGCATAATTGTCATTATTATCGTTCTTGCATGGGTTATGGATGGCACCTATCCGAGTCTATGACCAGCAAAACTTAACTGAGATATCTTGATGAATCTGAAATTTATTCCCCCCATTATCGTGCTAATCGGTGCGGTTGGATTCATGGTGTGGTTCTTTGCTAGCGGTGCTGCAATGCCTGGCGGGTGAGCGACAAATGGAGGGTGAATGTCTGTTTACTTAATAATTGGATTAGTTCTAATCATTTGGTCATTACCTACACTCATTGTTGCTATCTATAGGAAAGATCGTGATCAGGTAATCCGTGCCAGTAGGGTTTCTTGCATAGCAGCCCTTATCATAGCTGTAGGATATGTTGGGGGCTGATTAGATGGTCTGAGTCGGTAGAGGTCAAAGAGATGTGGACTTTCATTGTTAAATAATTTCACTTTTTAACAGAATAATTTGTTTCCGACATCATGCTGTATAAAGCCTATTTACGATAACCCGGCCACCGAGACGGTTTTTTGTGCACGTTATCTGGCAATCGGCACGCTTCAAACTATTATTACTTCAGCTGACAAGAGATTAGCAGGTCTGCCAAGACAAATAGCATTCTACCCTTACGAAAGCCCGCCTAGACAACGGGCTCTTTTTTTGCCTGCTACTTGGTGAATATCTGAGCATCAGCTAATCTTTGAAGTGGGTGGAGTGAATACCCTCCAGCACTAAGTAATGTTGATAACTTTGATGTTTAGCCCGTCGTTAACACGGGCTATTTTTTTAACTACAAAACAAGATAAACTTAAGTCAAATTTTTAAATTCAGCTACTATAAAAGAAGGAGTAATACTCCTGTTCCGAAGTAAACTTTTGTGATGATTCACTGGCCCTCTTTTGAGGGCATTTTTTCTTCCGCTTCCAGATCGCCACCTTTAATCAGCGTTTCCATGTCAGGCAGATCAAGTGATTGCAACGCCAGTGTCGGATGAAAGCGCACACGCTTCAAGCAGAATTCGCCACAAAACTTTGCGATCACAATGCTGCCTTCCGGTGGTTTGCGTGCTGTATCGATAACAGGGATCGCATCTTTCTTGATGCCAGCCCGCCAGCTTGCATCGCCAACAAGCATCAGATACTGGCTTGGGCGGCTAAACCACTTGCAGGCTTCATTCGGCGTTACCGACTTTTCAACGTAATCCCCTGCAGGTGATGGAAATCCCATATTAACGCCCTCCGTTGGGTTGAAGAGAGCGAACGTCCTGGCGTCTCCTTCTACGGTCGACACGTCGTGAAACGTATTAACGTAGATTTCGATCCAATGGTTGGCCTCGCGTAAACTCCAGTGCCAGTTTATCTTCACCAGTTCCGCCACAAAATCCTCAGTAGTGACAGTCCTGCGTCCTTTCTCGCTTATCTTGATAGCACACTTAAATGCAGCATCAATCTCGTATCTTCTTGGCATTTTTTACCGCCCAAATAACTGTACATGTATACAGTATAATCGTGAAGTATTAGGATTGTGAAGGCCTGCTATTGGAGAAAATCTTAGAGGGCTGATCTGGAAGGAGGGATTTTAATCCCCAGCAGTATCGATATGCATCACTCTATGGCACTGCAAGCGCTGGAACAGAGCATGGGTTCGTGGGAAAATGTCTCATAGTTGTTAATTTTAGGGTTTAGAAGGCGTGCTTATACATATCGAAACGGCTGCACAAATGTTAGGGATCAGCACTGGCGAACTCTTCCATTGCATAACAAGAACTGGGAATGTTTTGGGCTTAAAGCTGCCAAAAACCAAGAACACGAAGCCTGGTGACAACATGCCACACTACATGTTTGTAATGGATGATTTCATAGAGTTTGCAAAAGAGTTTAAGAAACACAAGAGGTCAATGGATAGAAAAGTTATTCCCATGCCCCCAAAATGCAAGCCAAGATAATCAAAACAGAAGTAACCCCTCAACGGCTCATTATCTGACCGGTTAGTGTTTTTTTCCGGAAATAAACGCTAAGTTTGTTTGCTAAATGCTGATCGCTATGCCTTGTGATGATAGAATTCCAAACCTAATCCCGCCACAACTCATTACAAATGCTAAAATTATTCTCCCGCTATATCTCTGTAGGTGTCGTCAATACCTGCATACATTGGGCCGTGTTCGCTTGTGGAGTCTACTTGGCAGGCGTGAACCAGGCGGCGGCAAACTTTATCGCTTTTTTGGTGGCTGTCAGCTTCTCATTCTTTGCTAATGCTAAATTCACTTTTAAAGCAGAAGCCACCTCAAAAGGTTATGTACTTTATGTCGGCTTTATGGGGATTATGAGTTTAATCACTGGTAAAGTTTCTGACTACTATCATATAAACCCACTTATTACCCTTATTGAGTTTTCCGCCATTAGCTTAATATGCGGATTTCTGTTTTCCAAATTTGTGATATTCAAGGAATCGAAATGAAAATATCTCTCGTAGTCCCTGTTTACAATGAAGAGGACGCCATCCCTATTTTCTACAAAACAGTGCGCGAGTTCGATGGATTGAAAGATCATTTGATCGAGTTGGTTTTTGTCAATGATGGAAGCAAAGACTCTACGGAAGCAATAATTCATGCTCTTGCATTATCAGATTCAAACGTTAAAGCAATAAGCTTTACGAGAAACTTCGGCAAAGAGCCTGCTCTATTTGCCGGGCTAGAACATGCTTCCGGTGATGCAATTATCCCTATTGACGTAGATTTGCAAGACCCGATCGAAGTAATACCCAGGCTGATTGAAAAGTGGCTCGATGGTGCTGATATGGTTCTGGCAAAAAGAACAGACAGGTCTACTGACGGTCACTTAAAACGCAAATCAGCTGAAATGTTCTACAAGCTTCACAACAAAATAAGCAATCCAAAGATTGAGGAAAATGTTGGCGATTTCCGTCTAATGTCGCGTGACGTTGTCGAAAACATTAAGCTCATGCCTGAGCGAAACCTATTTATGAAGGGAATTCTTAGCTGGGTTGGGGGCAAAACAGAGGTAGTTGAATACTCACGCGCAGAGCGTGTGGCGGGGACATCGAAGTTTAATGGCTGGAAGTTATGGAATCTGGCTCTGGAAGGAATAACAAGCTTTTCAACCTTCCCTCTCCGGATTTGGACATACATAGGACTACTAGTTGCTTTTATTTCGTTCATTTATGGTGGGTGGCTAGTTGTCGATACCTTGGCGTTCGGCAATCCAGTTCATGGTTACCCTTCTGTTATGGTTTCGATTCTTTTCCTTGGTGGAATTCAGCTTATTGGGATTGGCGTCCTTGGGGAATACATTGGCAGAATTTACACTGAAACGAAAAGTCGCCCACGATACATTACTAAAAAAATGGATTAATCATGATTAAAAGAAATCACTTAGCGTATATTTTTGCCTCGGCTTGTTTAGCTATCGGCGCAGCAATTAGTTTCTATCTATCATCGCGATATTTTTCAGCCGACCCTGATTTTTTGAACTCATCGATTGTTTGGAGTGAAATAAAAACACGTGGCTTAAAAATAATGCAGGAGTGGAGCCCAACCGTTGATAATTGGTACATATCAATTTATCCAATCCACTTTTTAGTATTTTTAATTTTTGGTACGCCAACTATTTTAATGCTAAAGATAATGGCCGCATTTCAGATAACAATCTGCGCATTTCTTGCATCTCTTATCGTTTATAAAAAGACACGAAACCCATTAGCTTTTCTTTTGGTAATATTTTTTACCACAATATCTTATTATTCCTATAATATCGGGTTTGCTTTTCATCTATTCTCACACAACTCTGTAAATTTGTATGGTCTTTTATGTATCCTTATTTACGTGTGTTGGGATAAGAGTCTCGCTGCATGCATCGGAATTTGCCTCATCTCGCTGGCATCATCTATTTCTGACCCATGGTTCGTAGTCGCTTATACTATACCATTATTAATTTTAGCTATTTATGACAAAGTTACGAAAAAAAACACCTCTTGGAGTTTTGTTCTTGCTTACACAATTACTCTGATAATATTCTTTAGCCATATAATTCAGCATTACTTGAAGGTTCCAGTAACTAAATTTCAGATTGCCGATGTTGATATAGCCTTTAGCAATCTTAAATTTTTTATGGTTGATTCTGGGTGGATGAGTAATATATTTTTCATTAAAAACGAATGGGCTTATGTTGCTTCTTCATTAATTATGGTACTTGTGACGATTGCATCTGTTTGTTACAGCAATAAGCTAAATAGCATAAACACTGTATTGCTTTTCTCTTTATTAGGTGTTTCATCATCCTTTATTATTGGACTCCCAGAGAAAGATGAAATATCAGCTAGATTTCTTGCTAATTTAATTTATTTAGTTCCAATTATTCTTTGCGTAAATATAAACAAATTAACCAGAGTTTTCGTAATCCCTTTCCTGTTACTTTGTTTTTCTTCATCGATTCACTCACACATGGTTAATTATGGAAATAATTATGATGAAGAGGTGTTAGATCAAATTAAATTCATGAAAGAACACGACCTAAACTTCGGGTATGGGGCCTATTGGGGTACAAGGTCTAGTAGTGTTACATGGATGTCTAATGGGGATGCCACTATCATTCCTGTTGTCGTAAATCACTCAAATGGCGAGATAAATTGGCAAATCCACCGCTCACAGGTTTTCGAGCACTGGTATAATCCTACGCAGAAACAAACATTTATTGCGATAACTCAGGATCAAGAGACTTGCCCCGTGGTTGAACTATGTATTTCTGGCATGCAAAAACAAAATGGTACGCCAGACAATATTTTAAAATATAAAGACATTACATTTTTAGTTTATAAAAATGGCATACCTCGCTAAGAATACCATATAAATTGCTTTTCTCAGCACCCGCAATAACTTTGGATGATGAGATGGTCATGAGTAAACAAATATAACCAGTTATGATCTTGACGTGTTGCCCATTGCCGGTCAAGTCTCATGTAGCTAGCCCGCTCCTCGCGGGCTTTTTTGTGTACTTGCGGCGCACCAGGAAGGAAAGAAAATTATCAGGCTGTCGTTGGTGTAGGCCACCACGACTTAACGTTCTCAGGTAAAGCATTCCAGAAAACTGCATACCTTGGGTCTGAATCATCTACCGTACCTTGATAAGGGTAATATTCAGGGGCTTGAGGGCCAGCAAAAATTGCGGTGATGGCAGTCTCACCAGAGTCAGAGAATTCTACATAAATCATAATCAAGCCTCACATTGCGTGTTAAAAACTGTATCCGCTAACACTGATAGATATCGACAAGGTGCCGCTGGAGCTACTAAAGTTGTAGTAAATCGTTTGTGCCACTGAAATTGAGACAGCATAAAATGTTGTTACTACCCCCCAGGCTAAACTTGATCCCCATTGATGCTGACCTGTACCTACCACGTTATCAGCGTATAAATTTGCTGTGATCCCGGTTTGAGTGTCACTTCCTAAATTTCCAACCATATCAAAACTAATGGCATTCCGAGGAACGGCAGTAGCTAACGAAGTGGGAAGATTGACTGTAGTCTTAGTCGTTGAGCTAAATACACCAGTAGCAGGGATATCAATATGCCTCCCCGCCTGGATAAACGGCTTAATTAGCCCGCTGGCATTTGTCCCAAATACACTAATTAGAGCCGATGCAGTGTACCCAGCAGGCATATTTGCGCCGCCGTAAACAGTTGGCGCTACTGCCGCCGTGGCGTTGACAGCAAGCAGCGCACTTGTGCCAGTTGTCGGGTTATAAATCGCGTAAAGTGCAACATAGCCAGACGCTGGAGCTGAACCCGTGTCCATCCCGCCCGCGCCGTTGGTCGCCAGATTGATGGTCTTGCTGAAACTACCGATGCGATATTGCAGGCCGCCCAGGGCAGTCCCGACGATCAGTTCATCTGCGGTGAAAGTGGCGGTCGCTGATGCCGTGGTTACGGACATCTTAGCGTTGCGAGCCTCACCCACAACGCCCGTCACGCCGCCTTTGATCAGTAATTTCAGCGCGGCCAGAACCTGTGCGTCATTGGTGGGATCTAATACCAGGCCGCCACCGGTGACAACACTGGCTAATTCGCGTTGTACCGTATTCAGCCAGGCGGCGTCTAATATTGTTGGTGGCGTACCGGCGGCCACATTCCCGTTTGTCCATTCGCCATTAGCATCCGCCGTTGTCGTTATATTCCCAATTTTTTGCATAGAAAAGTCCTCGCCAGTGAAGGCGCTTAAAATCGATTGAAGAATTAATTAAGAATAATAGCCAAACTTAATAATGGTGTGAGAGGGCGCCAGCGCCGTCAGTCTGCACTCGAGGCGTTTATTCCCCCATGAGCGTAGCGGGTCTCCGCAATATGATATCCCCGCCTGCGCGTAGGTAATGGTCGTCTCCGGCGCGGTGACCAGCCAGGTGAAAGGCCAGCTTTCCCCGTTTAACGCATCTCCGCATACCGAGAAGCCTGCCCGTGCCTGCCGGTACACGGTGACTGTCACGTCATACCCGAGCGCTTTTGCAACACCGATAAAATAGGAGGCGGACTGCCCTCCCGTGCTGAACAGTCTCGCGACAACGGCTTTTTGCCTCAACGCAATACTGTCGTTCTCGCCGATGGCACAGTCGTCAGGAAGTCCGAGCGTCTTTTCCCAGTCTGCAAGCATAATTGTTGCCGTGGCCGGGAATGCGCCCACCAGCAACCCCTCTGCCGCATCGTCTGATTGCTGATAGGACTGCGCCAGCGCCCGAAATACCGCTGACTGCACGCTGTCAGTTTTGCGGGGCCACACTAAACCCGTTGGCATCAGGTTCTGCAACGCAGCCGTGTAATCTTCTGTGCTGAACCGGCTCATGTGTAAGTCACCGTACCCCTTACCGGAAGTTCACCCGTCGCGGTCGTGATATTCGCCGCGGGTGACGTCAGGATAAAGCCACTGGTACCGCTGACATTACTGATCGCGATCAGAAGATCTGACAGTAATATCGTAGTGCCCTGCGGGTTTCCGGATTCAAATAAAACACCGTCAATCGCCGCCGCGACCGCGGTGGTAGTCGTACTGTCTGCGGTTGAAATTCCGCTGATGGTAAAGTTAATAACGTGTTGTATCGGAGAGCAAACGTATACCAGTGAAGTGACAGGCTGCTGTGGGTAAATGGCATCAGCCACCCTGCCCTGATCGCCAGTTGCCTTCACTGCTGACCAGTTTTCGAGTTGCGAAATCCCATCAGTGCCGACCGGAAAACCGTGGTTTGACGTATCACTGCCATCGATCATGATGTATACGCCGACCGTTCCCGCCCCCATCAGGCGGCGGACTGTCCACGCCCGCGTGACGCCGGAGACGGCCAGCGCCCAGGATTCATAATCCTCATCATTCCCGCCCTGTGGCGTATTTTGATAGGCTAAAAGCATCCGGGAGCGGAAAGCATCTTCCGTTTCAATGTCAGCGCCATCAGTAATGGCGGTGTTGATCGTCACCGTTGAATCAACGCCGGAAATACTGACATCAAGTGTCAGCTGGGTGCCCGCCGGGGTATTTCCGGCATCACCGCCGCCGGTGGGGTCATCATTGGGATCGGGCAATACAGCAGTGATGGCCCCCGTTGCCGTACCCGATCCCCCGATATCAATTTTCGCGTCTGTTGTGTACTGATAGCCATCCCCACGATTTAGCACCGTACCCGCCGGAATGGTGCCTCCTGAATTACCAGTAAAAACGGTGGCGTTGTTTGTTCCGGCATTAGCGGCTTTTCGCGTCACGCTTTTTATTGAAGCCCATCCCGCCAGATTTTCATCAGTGGCAGACCAGGGTACCGACTGTTTTGCAATCCAGTCGAGATACCCAAAATGAAGATAAGCCAGCCCAGCATCGGCAGAACCCAGAATATTCAGGTTTGAAAAACGTAACGGGGTGCCTACCCCTTTTAACTCGGATTCAATGGCAGCTATGTTGCGCGCACGCAATTCACTCAGCGTCGGCCTGTTGTATGGCATCGTTAAGACTCCCAGACCCAGAAGTAGCGTTTTGATTCAGCGCTTTGTCCCGGTTTTTCGTAAGTAATAATGAGATTTAGGCGGTTCGGGTAAACAATCTGTGTTACGGGTGTAATGCTGGCAACAACACCGTCGTCGATCAGCCATTTCAACGCCTCTGAGGCATAGCTCTCCGCTTTATTCGCTGTGGCCACCGTGAGCTTTTGCCGCCGAAGCAACCAGAGCCTGGAACCAATGGGATAGTCTTGTTCAATATCCCCCCACCACCCCTTTCGGTCGTCGCCGTCATATTCATCGTCATCCCGCGCCAGCCGGTCAGTGAACAGGCTGATTAAAATGGCCGTTTCCAGATCGTCACCAGCCAGCAAATCCCCCGCTGATTCAACCCAGTCACCGAGGGATTGTTCTGCATTCCAGAGCGTTGTGATGTCTGTCATTGAACCTTTTCCCCCGGTTTTTCACTGGTCGGTGAGGAGCTGCCGCTCTGCACGTTTTTCACAACGTGATCGTGGCCATTGTAGACATCGCGCAAATTTTTCAACGTTGTAGTATTACTCCCCGCGTTATCGATAATATCGCCTGAACACTTGAGTACCGGCGTATCGGCAAACACCTCTTCTGATGCAACGATGGTCACCTTAGTCGCATTGATGACGTTCACCTCCTGGCCTTTAGCATCGATTTCTATCCCCGTTTCAGTCAGCTTTACATGCATGCCCCACATGTTGTAGAGAATGGACTCGCCCTGTTCCAAACCAGCTTTTCGGCTGGCCTTATGCCCGGATGCAATCACCACAGCGTTTGACCGGTCACCTCCCAGATAGGCAATCAGGACATCTGAATCAGCCGGTAATGAGGAAGAGAAACCAAATTCCATCATGCGCGGGGTATTACTTTTGACTTCGAGGGGGGTCTCATACTGAATTTGTTGGATCCCCCCCGCGTCGTTGGTCAGGGTTGCGCGCCCTACCCCCAACATCATCATGGCCCTGCGGTAGAGCGTGCTGATGGCTGTCATCTGTTCAACTCCGGTATGAGGCTGTAGAAACGGTAAGGCTGAACAGAGAATGCAGCCGGCGGCATCAGCACCATTTGCGCAGCGGTACCGCGGTCGTCTTTGAGAAAAGTTACCTCTGCTAACAACCACAGCACGTCGTTGATCCCCATTTTGGGGATATTGACCGGGATCAGCGTGTTCGGCTCCCACAATTTACCGGCGCTGTCGCGCCAGTTATCGACGGTGACCTGAAGTGATTTTGAGCGGCCGTAACGGCGGTTCATTTCCCAGTCAATCGCCTGTTGCGCCAGTTTTGGAGTGTTCATCGTGCTTTCAACGATGATGATACGGTTCCGGTACCGCATTTTGGCCACATCAGGATCTTTTGCCGTGGCCTTGGTCACCGCGCCGTATCCGCTGTCATCAACCAGAGGATTGACTGACATTGAGACACCGGTGTATTCAGAGAACCGTTCATCTATTGAGGCCTCATACGCTGCGGCTTCAATATTCACGCCCTGAGATACGCCGCTGGCTGCTTTTTTAGTGCCAACGCGGGTCAGGTAGAGACTGCCGTCTGGCAGATCGTAATACAGTAGCGCGGCCCAGCGGGTGATGCGGTCAATAATTTCCTGTGAACTTTCCCCCCAGTTAAGCGTGAACTGCGGCACGTTTTCCATGTCGGTCACGTCACTCGACACCGTGATGCCATAAGGTGCAGCCAGACGCTGGGCGATTTGCAGCGCCGTCGCGCCGGTGATCACGTTGTTGTTCCATTTGGCCGAACAGTCCACAAGGTCCTGGCATTTACTGCGCCCGGTTGCCCTGACCTCATGCCGAGTGGCAGAAATCATCGGTGCCCAGCGGTCGATATACCCCGTGATGACCGTATCAGCGCCCAGTTTAACCACGCAGGCATCACCTTCTTTCACCAGCTGCTTTTCATCACTGCCGGGGAATTCATCCATTAACGACAGGTCAAAATCGCTGGGCATCCGTTCAATACTGCGGGTGATCCGCACTTCATCCCAGCCGGAAAGAATTTTCCCGCCGATGGTTAACGTCATTTCATCATTCATGAGGTCAGCGCCCTGAAGGTCAGTGGCATAAAGGCCGGATGGACCGGATCGGCCATTTTTACCAGGCCTTCGGTGCGGTCAGCATCCTGATACAGCTTGTTTGCCAAATTTAACGCGGGTAATGACTGTGCCAACGTCAGGGTGGAGACATTGGCCAGAAGCGCGCCTTTTTCTTTCAGCGTGGTGTTTACATTGGTTTTAAGCACCGACAATTCGCTGAACACGGCGTCATAGCCCGCATCTGCTGCAGCCAGAGAAACTTTATCGATCACAGATATGGTGCGCTGAAGCAACGCCGTGGCCTCGTCATAGCTCGCAGGCTCATAAAGGGAAGCGGTATAGGCCATTGCCCCCGCGCACAGCGTGATCAGGTAAATCTGAGCTGACAGTGTGATGCTGCTGTCACTGATGTCAGGGCGATAGGTGGTGTCTGAAAAACCCGAAAGTGTTTCCAGCATGCGTATCAGATCCAGACCTCTCACCTCGCTGTCCAGCAACGCGTTAATCACGTCCTGTGCGCCGCTGGCATAAGCCGCGACGCTGGTTGATGCCAGCAGGCTGACCGTTGTGGCTTCCGCCTTCGCCCTGTCCTCTACCGAAGAGGCCATCTTTTGCGTTACCAGAAGTTCATAATTATCGGTATCTGCTTCGGATGACGTTGTCGTGGTTGCGCCCGACGAGGTGCCGCCGACAGAGCCGGTGTTATAACGGCCATATCGGGTGCTGCCGAACGTAGATTTCAGGGTGTTGCTGAGGTTGGTGGCTTCATTAGCAACGCGGGTAACCATGCCAGTCCAGAATGACACGGTGCTTTTGAGCATTTTGATCACCTGCGTTACCGTCCGAATATCAGAGTTCACCTCGGCAATAAACGTGGCCGCCGATTTCGCCGCCAGCGCCAGCCAGGATGTTTGAACGGTAGAGGCGGCGGGCACAGCGCCAGTCACAGCGAAAACACGCAGCCCCGACTCAATAACGGTCAGGGTAAATTCAAACACGCGCTCTGAGTCTTTGCTTTCGCGCAGCCGGAGGCCGCCTTCTGGGATACTGACCGTCAGTTCGCCCAGCGTGGGGTGGATAAGCGTACCGGAGCCCAGGCTTTCGCAGGCGGCGATCAGGTTATCGCGCTGCGTCATGACGTCCGGTGCGCTGTAGACGAGGCTGCTTTGAATGATAAAACCGGACAGCGTCAGACGGCGGGTAGAACGCCCCAAATCTTCAACCCAGACCGAATCGCGATAAGGGTATTCATGAACGGCCTGCCGGCGACCGAAACTGCCGTCACCGTCAACAACAGCGAAAGGAACGCCGCGAAATGAGGCGGGGTGAATGTGATCCCGCCATTGCCATGTGTCGCCGGAAAAACCTAACAGAGAAGACAGTGCATCTTGAATCAGTGGCATCCGATCCCCCAGAAATGAAAAACCCGCCGAAGCGGGTCAGATTGATGAATTTTATGGGAGCGGCATCGCTGTAGTGACTTTTCCGCCCGTTCCAGTAACTGTTTTTCTCTCCCCGGTGCGCCCGCTGATAAACGTTACCTCTATCTCACTTTTGTTGTCTTTCAGGGCGGTAGAAATTGCGGCAGTCAGTTTATGCGTGTCGATACCGCCCCCTGCTGAAGAAGCTGGTCCGGCCGTGTTGATATTGGGTTCCACGCTTTTTTCTGGCTGATTTACTGACGGGGACTCAGTCGATGAGGGGCCGTTCATCAACCAGTCAGAGTACTGATCTCGCTGGTATGCCAGTCGGGACGGATCACGCAGCCCCTGCCACCGGGAGTCAGTCATTGATGCGTTAATCCCGCTGTCGATATCTTTTTCACTGTAGGGTTGACTGCCGTTTTCATGGCGGATCATGGCGGTCATCATACGTTTGAGCACGGCAGGGTCATTCAGATCAAGCTGTTCATGCTCGCCAAACCCTGTGTCTTTCGTAATCGCGTTGATGTATGCCTGAGTATTATTCTCGCTGTTTGGCGCGTACGTATGAACAATACCGTAGGGCGTATTATTTCCGCGATCTCCATAAAGCTGAAGCTGACGGCTCATGGCGGCCAACCCGTCTTCAGCTTTATCAAATACAGCAAATGATCCATCGCTACCCACGGCATTCGGGGCAACCCGTAAATTCCCCGGATTATTGTTACGGATCCCACGGGCATTACCGTTACCCGGCTGGTTATAATACGCAGGGGACACAGAAGAAGGAGGTTGTACGTACAGACCGTTAATATCCTGTTGCAACAGTTTGGCTTTATCCGTCGGGCCATAAAAACTGTTCAGTTTCTTAATCAAGTCCCCGGACGCATATCCCATGTTCAGGTCTAACTTTTCATCCCATGATAACGTTTTCTTAAATTTTTCATCCTTTAGCGCCTCCCTGATACGGTCGGCTTGCTTCCCTCCGGAATTAAAATCCATCAACGATCCCACTGTTGCAGTATCAAATCCGTGTTCCATTATCTGAGAAATGCTGTCAAGGCCTCCCTGAATGGTAGGATCCTTACCCAGGTTAACCTGTGCCTTCATCAGTAATCCGTCCCAAGAGGCAGATATATGATTTAGCTGGGTACGAAATGCCAGGGCGTTTTGCACATCTTTATCAGAAAAAATCAGTCCATCTCGCTGCGCCTGGTCTTTCAGACGCTGCACCTGATCCGTGCTTTGGCGTAAAAAGCTTAAAAGCTCCGGAGAAAAACCGCCCACCTGAGCAATGACAGACTGTTTTGCGGGAGATTCTTTCAGCATGGCCTTATTCAGGTCATCCATCAGTTTTACAACGTCTGCAACACCTTCCTTGGTTTTGCTGATCTTAATACCGAGCTGCGCCATAAGAGCCGCAAAGCCGTCATCACGTTGATTCACGGCGTCGTTTGCACGCTGATAAAGACCGGAGACAGACCCTTCTGCCGCATCCCGCGCAGACCCGTTTTCGATCATGGCCCCGGTTAGCTCCTGATAAGCGCGGGTGGTTGTGCTGATGTTTTTTGCCGTTGTATCCACTTTATAACCGGCATTTGCATAACCCTGAATGCCAGACTTTACCGCGTTAAAAACACCGGCCAGACCGCTCAACCCCAGCGTCAGTCCGCCAACCATTTTGAGCGGAGGTACCAAATCACCGATAAACTGCACGCCGTCCCTGGCGTTTTTTGCCAGATTACCAAGTCGACCGCTGATTTCATCGACACCTTCAGTAGACTGTCGGCCGCCGAGCTGTAAACCCGTCCGCGCATTGTTAAGCTGAGGAATAAGCTTTTTTACCGCATCATCGATGCTCTGAATTGACTCAGAAACCCGATCGTCTGCCGTCAGCTGGAAATCAAACGCCTTAGCCATTCTTATTTTCCTTCGCAAGATTAATTCGCAGCGCCTGCGACTTCCACCACAGTAAACGGGTCCACGTCAGGCACCAGCCGTCAGTGGGCCCCCATCCGTAGTAATAGGACACGTCAGCAATCACATCCCGCCAGTGTCCGGTGTCGGGGAGTAGTTTAAAAAACCCAGCAGATAGGCCTCGCAGCTTTTGTAATCGGTATAAGGCAGGCGATTGATCACTTCCGGCGGAATATCCGAGAGTTCGGCGATCAGTGCTGACATTGAAGTCAGGCCCCCCTTTACTGTCTGTGTTTTATAAAACTGGTCTACCTGTTCCAGATTGGGTTCAGACAGGTCAATGCTGCTCCAGCTGCGTTTTCCCGCACTGTCTTGAAGCGGGTTCGCCAACATAATGATCGTGCTGCTTTGCGGCTGACTCTCTGCATTGGGGTTTTCAGGTTTGTAATTCAAGAAAGTGAGCAGGAAAGACTCACACCGCTTATATGTCGTAAAAGGCAACCGCTTAATCACCTGCGGGGTAACGCCGGACAGAAGGCAAATAAGGTGCCCCATTCCGGCAAGGGCACCACTGGCTTTCTGTTTATCAAGAAACTGATTTACCTCGATGACAGCAGGTTCATGCAGCTCAATATTTTCCCAAACCAGTTTACCGCTGGCATCAGCCAGCGGTTTGTCCAGTGGGATAAGGATGGTTTTATCCTGTTCTTCCACGATCAGCTCTCCACCACGTCAAAACCTTCCCAGCGCACGTCGAAGACCGCATCTTCGCTGTCCACTTCCTGCGATTCCACCGTCCACATACCGGTGCCGATGATGGTTTTACCGTTGGCCAGCTCAGCCACCACCGTCACATTGGTCATGTCCGTGAAGTCAGCAACGGTGGTGCCACCGCTGTCGCGCACCTGACAGGAGATGAACGGCGCAGACGGCTTCTCTTTATAGCCGTGCACATTGTCCATGCCGGTCAGCGTTTCACGCTTGAGCTTGGACGGACTGTATTTGAACTGGCCGGCGACCATGATCGAGACGCCATTTGTCGTAACAAAAGCTGTCCCCGCGAGACGGTTAGATGTATCTGCCATGATGATTCCTTACGCCGCGGCTTGCAGGCGGAACTGGTTGAGGAGAGCGAACACGCGCAGTTGGTTGATCAGAACGCCATCCCACAGCACATCAACCCGGTTCGGGTTAGAGGTGCTTTTCGTCACCACTAAACCGGCGGCGAAAGCTTTGGAATCTTGCACATACCCGTTGTATTCCAGCTGGGTGTACTGGGCGATCAGCTCCGCGCGGATAATATTCGGCGTCACGATGGCTGAGCCAGGCGCAAATCGGGTACCGTCGGCGGCCAGCTTCATGCGGGCAAATTTAGACGTCACCTGCGTTCTGATAAAACGGGTCACAAACATCAGCAGGAACAGCGTTTCAACCTGCAGATAGCTGTCGTCTGCATCCCCGTATTTATTGGTCTGATACGTGGTGATCAGATTTTCAACCTGCACCGTATTGTCATCAGCAACGGTGAATGTCGAAACCCCGCTGTAAAGCAGGTTGTTACGTTCCGTCAGTTCAAAGCGTGATGCTAACGGCGGTGCCAGAACACCGCTGATGGTCAGCGTTTGCAAAGGTCGGCCCGGGTCGTTACGCAAGCTGCCCGCCACCGCACCCGTTGCCGCCGCTGCCCAGACATAGGCCGGGGTCGGTGAGTCATAGACGCCCAGCAACGTGGCGTGCTGATCGTTACGCGCTTCACCGATAGTGGTCAGTTGCCCATAAGTGCCTGATGCAGCCCCGAAGACATGGCCATACAGTTGCTGCGCGTAGCTCCAGCGGCCGGTGCTGTCGGAAAGCAGCCCTTTAAGCGCATTGAGTGAGGTTGTGTCTGTATAAGGCGTCACAATAAAATCAAAGGTGCGGTCGCCCAGATTGGCCAGTGCATTGGTCATATCCGGTGCGCCAGCGCCGCCGGTCATGGCGGTGAGCGTGATACCCAGCCCGGCAGGCGTACTTTCGCCCCCTGCGCTGCCCTGATAATTCAGGCGCAGATCAATCCCGTTGCCGTGAGCACCTTTATTTTTGGCCGTCAGCGTAACAACTCCCAGCGCAGACGCGGCCGTCACCGGCAGCGCGGTTTTTGCCAGAATCGCCGCTGTTAATGCCGCCGCCATAGACGTCACTGAATCAGTACTCAACACCGTAGCCTGTACTCGCTGACCCGCAATGTAGAGCGAAATCACACCGGTTTCGGTTGGCGCGGCCGTTAAAGTCACGGTGCCGGTTGCGGCCGTCTGGGCAACACCGTCCGCCAGCGGAAGTAAATAAATCTCCCCCGAGACGTCGTTCGCCAGATACCCGACCATCTGGTTGTGGAGCATTGAGCCAGCACCGTAAATTCCAGCCGTATTGGACGCGGAGGATTCAATAACAGGAACATTGAGCTGCACGCCTGCGCTTGTGAGCGCCTGGCCGATAATCAACGTGCGCTGTGTTGCTGTCGCCGTGTTCGCCTGAGAATTATCAAACTCGGCAAAGAAAAGCGACGTGCGAAGATTGGAAGGGATATTTTGAAAATCCATTAGCGGGCACTCCCCGTATCAGTCGTAGCGGTAGTTTTATCGCTGTCTGTGGTGGTATCCGTCACTTTCGAAGCGGCCTTCGTCTGCTGCGCCGCATCAGTTTTTACGACGTCACCGTCGCGCAACCGGCGGTTCCAAAACGTACTTTCCGGCACTTCTGTCCCTTCTTCAGGCAATAGGGTGCTTTTAACCGGATCGCGCACAGTGCGCCCGGCGGTCGGTTTTACAAACATGGGTAACTCCAGAATGTTATTGAGGCAGGTCGATGGTGACGCCGACTTGCGGTGTGCCGTCAGGCTCTACAATGGTGACGTCAATCCCTTCAAGTGGGTCCGCTTCGATAGGGTAAAAATCTTCCGGGCCCTGGTAATATTCGATATCCAGTTCCATCAGCAACTGGGCCGTATGCCCTTCACCACCGGCGTTGACATCGATGGTGGAGCGCACCTGTAAAAACTGCTGAGTCTGGCGGGTGAGCTCATAGCTGTTAATCACGGCTCGCTCAATTTGTTCGCGCAGCTGCTCCAGTGCCTCCTGCGCTTTTACCGCCCCGTTGTCCTGATCTACCTCATCAAGCTCCTGTAAGCGGCCGGTAATTAGAACGGTGGTCACTGTCGTAAACTGCGGCACGTTGCGCCCGAGGGAGTTTTTCAGATCAAAAGGGGTCTGCACCAGAATAGCGGGATACATATCCTCAGCCGTGGGCCAGTCGCGCGGGGAATAAACGCGATCAAGGGCGTCCGTCTTTCCCGTGAGCGCGCTGATGACGAGCCCCCGCAAAGCTGCTGCATTCATACCTTCACCCTGTTAAGAATAAGCTTTGAACCGCCGTGACTGTCCGGCTGGATATCGGCGATGGTGAACAACGTGTTCACCGTCTCACCGCCGACCGTGCCGATAAACACCCGGTCCCCCTCTTCGGTGGAACGCTGAACTCACTGTCCAGCACACCCAGGACGGGGGACGTCGTGTTTATCGTGCTACCGTCATCCAGAGGTTCAACCTCCTGCGTATAGGCGCGGTCGAAAATCCCGCTGATGGTATATGCCACACCACCCGCGGGCCGGAAATCAACCGGGTCACCAAATACCCCCTGTAACGGCCTGAGCAGATGCTGATCCCAGTTGATACCCATCAGGCTGCTCCGCTCTCAGATGCCGGGATTACCTGTTCAGAGGCAGGCTGCGCTTCTGGGTTCTCCACCGAAACGGCGGGATCACTCACCTGTTGAGACTCCTGCAACAACACCGTGTAGGCTTTAACAAACCCAAGGGCAATGAGGCGGTTCGCATCATTTTCAGGTAAGTCCAGACGGGCATTCTGCCGGTACTCCCCGCCGTCATGACGTAAAAACTTCCCTTTCAATACCACCACGCTGACAGTAGTCTCAGTTACTTTTTCTTTAGCCATGATTTACACCACCGTTGCACAAAGTGATGCATTTACACGACTTGGGATCACCAGAGGCGCGGACTGCATCAAAATAATTCGCTGAGCCGGGTCAAATTTCACTTCTGATTTTGGCGCGAAGGCCAGCGGGCCATAGTTGAAGGCAGGGTCGAGAATGACCCCGAATGCACGCGTGCCCATCAGATCGGCCCCACTCATGATCACGGCACCGTCGGCAATCATTGGTTTTTCAACATTATCCAGCGGGTCAATGAACCAGTCGTTATACAGCCACAGATCGAAGTTGCCCCAGCGGCCTTTGTACACAGCGCCTTTGGCGATCTGCGCACCCGCGTTAATCTGGTTACCAAACGGGCTGAGCGCCGGGAAGGTAATGGCGTTGTCCTTGATGGTGGTATCCAGACGGAATGCGCGCCATGAACTGTTGGTGAAGACAAGGTCGGTCGGTACTGCGCCGGACTCTTTTAAAAACGTCGTCTGCCATGTCTCAATATCATCCGATGGCTGGGTATTTGTCGCGCCTGCTGTAACGCTGGTCGGCCATTTATCCGAACCGCTGAGCACAATAGTCAGGTCAGGAGAGCGACCAAAATCCACAACTTTGGTTTCATACCCTTCACCTGCCACGGTGACTGTGCCGGTCGCTAATGCACTGGCCGCCATCCATTCCAGACGACGGTTGATCATGTCAATCTGGTCAGCCATTTCAAACTGAAGGTTCAGCATTTCACGCTCACCAGCAGTGTATTCGCCACCAATACGCTCGCCAATCTGGCGGCGAATCGGCTTACGCAGATCTGGGGCACGCTTGTCTTTGATGTAGGCCGGCTTGAAAGTGTTGGTCTGGTATTTACGCTGCTCAACCAGCTTTCCTTCTACCAATGGCGACACAAACGGTGCCATACGGCGCTTACCAATATCGACGTCAATCGAGACTTCTTCCGATTCGTAAGTCACCACGTTAGGGAAGAAGCGGTCGAGCAACCAGTTCTGGCTGGTCATCAGGTTTGGTACTACCTGAACCAGTACGTTGGTATCAAAAATATTCATATGGGCTCTCTTGGTGTATGCCGGTTAAACCGGCATAAATTCAAAATACACAGCTCCCTACCAGGTGGGTGGCATAGGGATCAGTCGGAGGTTTAAATCAGGAAATAGGGGCTTGCACGCTGTCGCGAAGGAAGATACCAAAGGGCCGTAACGCTATTTTCAAGCCGGCCAGCGTCCAGGATGCGTCGATAATGAGTTTGTTTTGGTTAAATTCCCCCATCAGATATACGCCGCCCTGCTGGGCTGATGTCGTGGTATCCACATCATCAACCAGAATAGCCATAGGGATTTCACTCCCATCAGTGGCTGTTTTAACGCTTAAAACATATTGGGAAGTGGCAGTTACCATGCCTAAAACAGTACCGCGAACCAGCGGGCCATCTACCGCAATAGTTACCGAATCCGTGACTAACTGGAGGGGGCCAGACACCAACTGATCGGGAATAAACATGGAAGATGTCATTCCCGGCGCGAATGCATTATCACCGAACTGATCCATTATTTTTTACCTTTGGTTGAGTTGTACAAACTGGTCATAGCAGTAACCAGTGCGCCAGCAGAGCCGGACGCAGCAGGTTGCACGTCATTTCCCAACTGATGGTTTTCGACCTTCGACATGCGTTCGTCCAGTGACATGCGGCGAGACTGCTGCGGCTGCATCGGCCCGGAGCTTGCCAGCACGCGGATGGCGGCAGCCGAACTCATGCCGGTAGTGATAGCCAGCGAAACCGCCAGCGGACCTTTACCCGCAGCATATTTGCTGCCGAGAATGCGGGAGATGCGGTCACGCTCAGCGCGGCGGCCTTTTTTGACATCACGATCATCTTCATCATCGTCACCGTCGTTTTCGTCGCCCTCATCCTCATCGGCGTCCGCATCGTCGTCATCATCCTCCGCACGGCGGGATTTGGCTTTTTTAGACTTTTCCTTGTCATTACCATCTTCGTCGTCAGGATCATCACCATCATCTTCTGCACGCTGAGATTTTTTGGACTTACCTTGATCATCCTGATCGTCTTTATCGTCATCTTCCGCACGACGACCTTTGGCCTTTTTGGACTTCTCTTTTTCGTCTTCATCATCTTCAGAAGCATTCGCAGAAAAACCAAACAGGTGCGCAAAACCTCGAATTTTCTTTGACATCGTTATTCTCCAACTAATTGTAATAAATCGCGGAATGCCGCATCAGGCGAGGCCACGCGATCAGCCAGCCCCAGTTGCACACCGTCGGCGCCAAGGAAACAGGCGGCTTCGGTATCCCGGACGGTTTTCTCTGTTATCCCGCGATTGCGGGAGACGGTACTCACGAACAAGCGCCCCATTTCGTCAATATCTGACTGAATGGCTTTGCGCGCCGTTTCGCTTAAAGGTTCATACGGATTGGACTCTGCCTTGCGATCGCCGTAGGTAATGATGGTGACCTGCAGCCCGTCATTTTTGATTTTCTGCGACCAGTCAACGTGCATCACAATGACGCCGACAGAACCGACGCCGCCGGTACGCGGCACGATTATCTTGTCCGCCGCACTCGCCAGCGCGTAAGCCGCAGAATAGGCGCTTTCGGATAAAATGGCCCAGACCGGTTTACTGCCGCGTGCGGCATAAATCTCATCGACAAGGTCAAAACACCCCGCGACTTCGCCGCCGGGCGAATCAATGTCCAGACAGATGGCTTTCACTTCACTGTCATTTAGTGCGCGCAGGAAACAGGCACGGATGCCGTCATAGCCGGTCATCCCGCTGTAAGGCCGCAAGGTGCCGAGTTTCTGCACAAGCGTCCCCTGAATCGGGATAATGGCGATACCTTCCACCACGTCATAGCCCGTATCACGGGCCTGTCGGGAGAATGAATCATCTTCGTCATCCCAATCAGACATGGACTGAATGCGCGTCAAGCCAAAACGGTCAGTCAGCGCCGCCATGACCACTTCGGCCTTTCGGGGATGCAGCGCCAGCGGCGTGTTAAACAGGCGCTGCGCTAAGTGCGGTAAATTCACTGTGCCTCCGGATCTTTAATTGTTTGAGGTGCAAAGGTGTCCGCCTGCGCCCATGTCGGAACCGGCAATCCGCGTTCCTGGAAGGCTTCGATCTCGCGGGCGCGCTGATCGAGGAGTTCTTCCCAGTCTTCGCCGACGTTTTCTGAGACTTCCATTTCCAGCGTTGACATGCCGGAATCCATGCCGAGGATCGCCCCTTTTTTCTCAGCAACGGGGTCAACCCAGCCGCGACCGGGCCCCATCCACTGCGCACGGCAATAGGCTGCTTTGGCTGCCAGAAATTCCGGCGCGCCAGCAGGGAGAGGAACCTCACCGAGATCGTGGAGTTCTTCAATAAAGCTGCTGAAGATAGGCTGGGCAAAGCCGCTGGCAAAATCATCGCGGCGACGTGTCAGGGTTTTCCACGCTTCCAGCATCGCGGAGCGGGCTGAGCTGTAATTCACATCAGACCAGTCCTGCGTCAGCTGCTGGGTTGATATTCCCAATGCGGCGGCGCAGTTGCGAAGTGCGGCACTTTCGAAAGCGACGAAATTGCTGACCGGTCTCGTTGCGTTAACTGAGGTAATATTTTCACCCGGCGCAAGAATGGGAATGCGCGCGCCACTTTGCAGCGACAGCCGATTATCGTTATGAAAATCAGTACGCATATCCTGATAATCAAGCACATCATCACGAAGTCCGTCTTCGAACAGGCGCGGATCATAAGGAGACGTAACGTACGCCCCGAACACGGCGTTAAGGATGGAGGCTTCAAGCTCTACCTCGTCGTATTTGATCAGCATTTTCAGACGCTGAACAATCGGGGTGAAAATGCTGCTGCCACGATGCTGTGCAGCACGATCGCCGTCAAAGTCATGAACAACAATCGGACGCCCCCACGCGGTTTCACGCCGGACACGCTCCCAGGTCATGGTTTTTTCAGCGCTCCACCAGTCGCCCATGTGGGCTTTGCGGATGTGATACGCCACCGGCACGCCATCATCATCAATTTCCACCCCACCGCGGATGTTGAGCATGTCAAAAACCTGTTGTGGGTTACTCAGCCGATCCGGGTCAATAATTTGTATGGTCGTCGCATACAGCGCGCGGCCATGCCCCAGCCTGTCAGTTCGGTATTGCAGAACCGCCAGTGCGTCGCCGTCTACCAACTTGTGGCGGAAAGCCAAACGCAGCATTTGGGACACCGTTTTTTTTCGCTCAACGTCGCAATAGCGGCCTGGGTCGTTTGCCCAGGTACGCCAGGCTGCTTCTACAGCCCGCCCATATTCGTCAGCCCATTTTGCGTCAAAGGCTTTCAGGCCGGTTTGCATTGAAAGAGCACGATAATCCGCTTTTGCGATCGGGCGAAAATTTGCACCAACGGCATTATCGAGAATGCGTGTAACGCTGCCTGATGCCCACCCGTCATTACGTGCCATGTCACGAACGCGTGAAACGATGCGGTCACGGTAGATGTTAACTTCGTTATCTGGTGACCAAAGCGCGGGCTGCCAGTTAGCCATCGCATCACTGAAGGAGTCAGCTGCGTCATAAGGCACGCGGCCTGAGCCATTTAGCATGGATGCCTTTCGATTCGATGGGGGTAATGGCCTGCCGTTTGGCCCGAGAATTCTGACCTCTCCGCTTTTCATCAATACCGAAACCTTAACGTCCTGCGCGGACGCCTAACGATGCCCAACTGGGCTTGAAGAAGTTGAATAAATGCGGTGAGCTGAGCGATATCAGTTTGCTGATAGCTCACCGCCCGGGTGCCGTCACCCTGTGCATATGAGAAAGAAACACCTTTGGCGCCGGACGATAGATCAAGATAGGCCTGCTGCGCTGTCGTTAACGCCGCCGTCAATTGGTCACGCGTCAGCGCACCAGCCAATAAACTGGAGTTGGGATCGAACATAGGATTCCTTTTTAATTAGCCAGGCGTTTATGCAGAGGTTTGCGCTGAGGTTTTTCAGGTTCGGTAATAATGACGCCGGGTAACCGGAGATCCTGTTTTTCTTCAGGCTCCGGGGCCGGAGGCAATAACGTGTCAGGGTTATTTTCCAGAGCTATCGCTTTGGCGTTCAATTTAAGACCTGAGTGGAATAGACCGCATAACGCGGCGTAAGCGTAAACACGACAGTCTAACGCTTCGTTAGCTTTGCCCGGTGGCAACTCCCACACGCTGTAGCGCTGGCCGGCGGATTCTTTCATGACTAAGCGTTCCGCTGTGAGCTGTGTGAAATATCCCATATCCCGATCGGTTGAAAAGTGCATGTAACCGGGACCGGGCTGCTCTATATGTAATCGGGAGCGAATGGAATCTTTTGCAGAGTTGACGCCAAGAATGATCGGACGGAATTTTGCGCGGGTTTTCGACGTCGGACGCTTATTCGGCCAGATGGGTGACCGTTTACCCCCCGTGGCCGATTCACCTTTGATCGCCCAAATTCTGCGACCCAGTCTTTCCTGTGAAAACTCATACACTTTTTGCGTATGGTTACCGCCTGAGTCATGGCAGGCGGCCATGATGGTAAAACCCCGACCGTCGGCGCGGCGCCATACCTGTTTGAGATAGGCGTCAAGCCGCAGCCAGGGTTCTGCCGTTTCAAGGTCGCCCTCAATCACATCGAACGCGACAGACCAGCTTTCCTCGTCTTTACCCCACCCCACCACCTCGACCTCGAGCCTGTCATTTTGGGTATCGATGCCCGCCGTCAGAACGGCTACACCGTCCGGCACCTCAGCGTTGAATACTTCGCGCCGCGCAAGCAGCACATCAACGGGAAGGCGCTTACCATAATTAGGCCGGTGAGGCAGGCCCATCTGGGTATTCCACCAGGCCAGCTCTTTATCGGGGTCGCCTTTGGCTTTCAGATATTTTTCCGCGATATCCGCAGGCTTATCTTTTTGCCACGGGCTGAATAACTTCGACGCCTGAAAACCGGCGTGGATATTATCGACCCCTAACTTTCCGCAGTCCGGGCAAACGATCCGGTGAACGGCGTGCCGCTCGGATGCCGACCACTGCCAGACCTTACTGACTGCGGTAACATCGTCGGCGTGCCATGCCTGTTCGTAGAGATTAAGCGGAACGTGTCGGGTGCCGCAGCACTCAAAAGGTTTTGTCTGATGCCACTGAATTGTTCTCAGCGACCGCAGCCTGTCACCCTCAGACCATCCCGTGCCGCAGCTTTCACAGTGGATCATGGCCTGTTTGGTATGGTGTTTATCGCCGTCTGACGGCCAGTGAATGTGCTTAAAAAAATCTGGAAACTGTCGGTGGCCACAGTGCGGGCATGCCACCGACGCGCGGCGCTGATCGGAATCTTCATAGCTCGCTGCAATCCGGCTTTCGTCTTCAACAGTTGGCGAACAGGCACGGACAGAAAGCCAGTTCAGCCCGAAGGTTGCTGTACGCTCCTCGGCGAGAGTGATCGGATCGCCTTCTCGGGTGATGGGATATTTATCCACCTCATCGGCCAGCAGCACGCGGATCGGACGGCGCGCAAGGTTGTCAGGACTCCCCGCGCCAGCCAGCGCCAGAAAGCCGCCGGTAAACGATTTATACAGCAGCGTTTCTTTTGAATTCTTCTGCTTGTTGCCGCCAATAAGGTCGCGCAGCACCGGGGTAACACGCACCAGCGGCGTGATGCGCTCTTTGGAAAACTGTTCAGCCGCATCTTCTTTTGGCTGGAGGAGCAACATCGGGCAGGGATCGAGATGCGCAAAGTAGCCGAACAGGTTCTCAAGCAGCGCCGTCTTCATTAACTGCGTGCAGCACATCACTGTAATGATATGAACGCCTGATTCGGTGGCGGCGAGCATCGGGCCGCGGGCGATTTCAACCGTTTCAGTCTCCCAGTTGCCCGAGGTGCTGCCCGCTTCTTTAGCTAACTTGCGGAACTGGTCTGCCCAGTCTGGAACGCTGATGCGCGGCGGCGGCGTCCACCCCTTCCTGATGCTGCTTAACAGTCTGTCACGTTTCGTCTGTGTTAAATTCAGGCTCGCCGAGTCCGGAGATGTGTTTATGGACATGTTCGATTAACACCTCGGTCATTCTGTCGGCTGGGACGTCCAGGTCAGCCGCCATCAGGGGAGCCACCCTTGACGGCCAGTTCATCCAGGCGTCGCGCTGTTGGCGAAAGGCAGCAAAGAGCACAGCTTCAGCAACAGAGAGCTCGACCAGTTGACCATCCTCTTTCTCGAATTCGAGCTTTGTCAGTAGTGCAAGATAGTTTTCTTTCACCCTGCTGGCTTCTTCCCGCGACATTTCTGCGCCGGTCGCCAGCATGATTTCTTTTACCGCCTGGGCGGTGGTTGTCTCGTCAGGTGATCCGGTTTCTGCTTTGAGTATTTTCTTTTTGGCCGCGTTCTGAATACGCGGATCTTTGCCATCGCGCAGAGTCGCCAGCGCTTTATCACTGGCTTCAACATCAATGAGATTTCCCTCGAGTACGATATATTTTCCCGCTTTAACCCAGCGGCCAATCGTCTTGCGATCGACGCCAGCGTGCTTCGCATATTCAATTTGGGTCATCGTTGACATGGGACATTTTCCTCGATGGGACAATGGGACATTCAGATGGGACATTTTTTTGTGCCCCACCAAAATGTCCCACGCCAATGTCCCACATAAAAAATCAACAAAGCCGCGGGGCGTAAGGGCTGGCAATAGTAAGTGCATAAATATGCACGTGGGACATGGGACACAAAATGAAGAATTTATAGCTGGTGAAACTGTGCGGCGCGCAATGACCCGTGAGATAAATACCTTTGGGAAGGACCCATTTTTTATTGAGATTTATTATCATCTTGGTGTTCCGAACCATGGTGATAAAAATCCCCGTATGCCTTTTTACAAAAGGAGGCGTATGCCTTAGCAGCATCTTCGAGGGTATCGAAGTTTCCCAGCCGGTATTTCTTTCCGTCCATTTGGGACTGCGCCAACCATTTATTGCCGCGCTTGTAGACTCCCTTCACACCAGAGCGGTTAGCTTTCGTAATACCTACGTTTCTTTTGTTTTGGCCACGCGTTGCGAGGCGAAGATTGGCAATGCGGTTATCAGTCTTCACCTCATTCCTGTGGTCTATTTGATTCAAGGCGTGTTCACCATTCATATAGAACCATGCAAGGCGATGCCCAAGATATCGGCGACCATCAACCTGTATTTCTATGTAGCCAGTAGCGCCGTTCACTCTTCCGGCAAATGACCCGGCAACTGCACGCTGACTGCGGTAGACGCGCCAGGTAAATCGGCCGGTGCGAGGGTCATAATGAAGAAGCTCATGTAATCTAATTAAGGTTAAGTCTTTCATTCACTGCCTATATTTATTCAGACAATAAAAAACCTCGCTATTTGCGAGGTTCAGATGTGTATCTCAATTGATTATTTGGCTGTTTTCAAAGCCTCGGCTAATGCTTTATTTAGTGCCGCAGGCATTAGAATAGTGGACATTTTTATTGCCCTATCCATATACCCAAGAGTGGGTTTAACAGGGAGGGCATCGCCGAACTGCATACGCAGAACCAATGGGGGTTGCTTCACCCTCTCCCGCCGAGTTCCATTTGCAGATCTCTTTGCGCGCCTTTTGACCTTCTTGTATTTATGCCGCTGCCACAGACCTGACCTGCCATCAACCTTGCCGAAGAATGCTTTGCCTGTGGCTTTTATCTGAGCAATTTTGTTGCGTGGAATGTTGCCGTATTTATTCAACTTAATATTTTTTGGATTCAGTAATGCATTCCCATTGAGCTTATGCACACCGCCGAACTCAAACGGTTCCAGATAACCGGCGGCAATGTCACGAACATAAACTTTCGCTGTTAGGTTGTCCCGTCGCGCACCAACAGAACCAACGGAGTTAACCGTAAAGGGTGTCGGGTTCTCCAGTTTCCGCTGGAACGCCGTTTTTTCAGCTGCTGCGATTTGCTTGGCTACACTGGTTAAGGCCTGTGCGGTAGCAAAAGGAATTTGCTTCTTTAAGGATTGCAGAGCAGCTGATAGTTCTTTTATTCCTGCCATCTCTATTCCTTAGCATCAAGCTTACACATGCATTATCGATGGCTCTCATTGAAAGCCACCTGGAATGCGCTTCGTCTTACAAGTATTTCTTAGCCAGTGCGACAACTTCGTCCCAGACTTCAATGACCGGGTGTTCAAGTTTAACGAAGATAGCCCTTACGTCTTCGATGCGCAGTTCTGCCTCGTCGGCATCTGCTTCATCTTCGTCATCTTCTAATGGTTTTTCTTTAAACACATCAATCACTGGTGCTGGAACTGCAACGAAATAAACCTGAATGCTGGCCGTGGTACCGTCGGCGGCTGTTGCCGTTAACGTCGAAGCGCCAACGGTCGAACTGACCAGGCTTGCAGTGATCTGACCATTTGCGTCAGTCAGTGCGCTGGTTGGGGTGACGGTTGCGCCATTATCCGCAGTAAAACTCACCACAGCGCCGGGCTGAATTGTATCGGCATTATCGCTCAGAGTTATCTGAACGGTGTTTGCAGCTGCGCCATTGGCCAGCATGCTGGTGATAATCGAGACGAGTGCTAATTTCACGGTATTTTCCTTCGGTTGGGATTCAGCCTGTTCGGCTGGGTGGAGATAGATGCTTTTCAGCCATGCAAAAAAACGCTTAATCATTTCTGTCTGGCCTCTTCGATTAGACCTCTGAAGGCTGTGCTACTGCGCGAACTAAAGCCATGATACCGGTCTGAATATCGGTTTTACCGATGGCAGCCCAACGCTGCGGCTCGGCAGCGGTGAAGCGGCGTAGCTCAACAGCTTCTGGAGTGGCTTGGGAGATCCCTGCGCGTGTAGCATCCGCCTTCTTAACTTCAATATCGGTGCTCAAGCGGCCCTGTAATTCAGTGACCAATTCAAGCATTTCTTTACCTTTCGACTTAATGCGATTCATTAAATCAATTTCCCCCTGGCATAAGTCACGATAGCCAGAAATCTTACGGTGTTGGTTTTCCATCATTATTTTCCTGTCTGGAAGATTCAATTTGGCGAATGCCGGAAATCTGTGTGTTGCAGTTCTGCAGATCGGTCAGCAGCAATTCATTCCACTGAACTGATGACCCATATGTCAGCGGGTCACTTGGTGGCGGTGACGGCTGGCACAGAACCAGAAGACTGGCGGGTATCGGCGTTACTGGCACTTTGACGTACTGCGTTGTAACGGTTGAGCACCCGGTCATTTGCGCGAGCAGGCACAACAACAGGAGCGCAAGCATCGCCTGAAAGAGCAGCTTTGATGTCAGTCTGGGCTGCCTGTGAGTCCAGTGTGTTCGCATGCTGATCATTCAAAGTTGCCCCTGCGATAGTGTTGAAGATGCTCACGGCCTTCGCCTGCGCGTTCAGGGTGAATTCCGCTGAATTTTTTGCCTGAGTGGCTACTGAGATTTCTGACTGCTGGCTTATGGTCTTGCCGTAATAGTGAAAGGCAGCCCAGAGCAGAACGCCTATAATGAGAAATAGCAGCGCGGTGATGACAATCCGGAACCAGTTGATCATGGTTAGCCCTCCAGACAGAGCGCTTTCTCTTTATCGCGGCGGATAACCAAACCGGGCAGTTTTTTACCGCCGCCATTCACAAAATCAGGCAGGTGGTTACACATCATCGGCCAGTTGCCGGCCTGCGCGTACCGGTGGATTGATGTTTCAAAACGGGCTTTACGTGCGGGGCTGTAATACGTTCTCAGGCTGGAACAGCCCATATTGAACGCGGCTGATGTCATGGCGCTGAACTGGTTATCGTTCATGTCCCTGCCACGGAAATACGTGTTTATGCATTTTTCCGCAGCTAAAATATTTTTCTGCCAGTCGTCGGCAATCTGCTGATCGGTTTTGCGTGTACCGGCTTTCACATCGTGGGTGTTGCCTATCCCATCAGTCAGGTATCCCGCTGGACAAACATAAGGTTCACGGCGGCACGCCTCAGCATTTCCGATCAGTTCTAAGCCTGGCTCATTCGTTCTGACTTGGCCGCTTGAAACTACGATCGCAATGATTGTCATGACTGAACAAACTGCAGCGCCAGCCTTTTTGGTTATTGCCATGATTAGTCATCCTTCGCGGCTTCAAGAACGTCTTTTATTCCCCTTGAAACTTCTGGGTATTTAATCACCGAGGGTGTATCAGTCCGATATTTCAGTGAGTCGATGGTTGCCTGCGTTAATTCCCGATCGAGCTTAAGCCTTTCGTCATCGTTCTTTTTCGCGGACCTGATAGCGCTTCGTTTATCGAAATATCCAAGAAGCGTGATAACGATGCCGACCAGCGCTGTCGCCATGTAGACCCGTTCCAAAGTGATGAAACCTGCAATGGAGGAAAGCAGCGTAAGCAGCGTTCCGCTGTTGGTTAAGTTTTCAGACTGTGGATTCATTTTCATGGTTCTCGCCCTCCGATAGTCCGGGTGGGTGCGTCGTCGTGAGAAATAAAAAAGGCCACGCACATGCGCAGCCTGAAAGAAGTGCCAGAGTTAGCGTCTGGCCGCTTATTACCGTATCTGATATCGTTAAATCGCCAGAATTAACCATTCAGATAAAGAGGATATTATGAGCACATTTACTATTCGCGTAGAACTTCACAATGCTGATTCTGATGACTATGAAAAACTGCACGAAAAAATGGAAAATAAAGGGTATTTAAGAGAGGTTACAGGATCGTCCGGGACAACCTATCATCTACCAGATGCTGAATATACATATTCCAGCACATCTAAAGATGAGACTAATATAGCTGATGAGGTGCAATCCATTGCTAACTCTGTAAAATCAAAATCTGGAATTATAGTAACAAAATCAGCAGGTCGAGCTATTCGTGGGCTTAAGGAGATTTAAATTTTATCGACCATCCTCACACACATCTGGGGCGCTATCAAAGCGCTCCATTGCTACAAACGCGGCGCAAACAAACTCCCCCGCCGTCTTTGCTATCTCGTCGGTATGAACCCCAGAACTTGCCAATATTGCACAAAGCGCTTCTACTGCACGCTCTTTTGATGGTTCGCTTAATTCTTTAAAATTCATTTAATTTACCCTCCATAAACGCAAAAACCTGCACTGGGCAGGTTTGTTTACATTCAACTGAGTGCTGAAAAGGGTGCGGTCACAACGTGATGTTGATGTATCTTCCAGCACTCATGCGAATGTGCTTTCCAGTCACTCCTGGTTATCCCATCTTCGCAGACTGAAAAGCATTGTTTGGTTGTTGCAGTGCCGGGTGCCTCCCGGTGAACCATTGGCCAGCTAACCGGGTCCGCTGTCTTCACTTCTCTTCCAGGGTAAGCTGATTAGCCCTACCGCATAGGTAGGATTCACCGCAACAGCTTAAACGTATCATATGAACATAAAAGACAAAACCCCGCCGGAGCGAGGTTCTGAGATTGTCTAAGCTTTGTGACTACGTGACCACTCTTAACAGGTTACAAGAGTTTTTGCGTAGCGCACTAGAACTATTTTAAGCGACTTTCGCGACTCGGATTTTCTGGGTGTAGGCGTCCATTTCCAGCACCGCGCCGGTCATAGCCAGACAACCATCAACGAAGCCTTCCGCTACCTGCAACTGCTGGCGGATCAGGCCTTCACTCACCTTACACATCCTCGCAATTTTCCGTTTTGACAGACCGAAGCGGTAATGCAGCATGATGAGCGCTACCTCTTCAGGCTTACGGACGGCGGCCAGACGCCCTACTGCGGCATCAACAATCAGGCCATCATCATCACAGCAGGACTCGACTTTGCTGGATTCAGTCGGCAGTAGGCCTTTGAAGCCCGCGGCAATCGGTGACCAGCTCACGCCAGAATTATCGCGAGCCCACACGCCATAACGAGCCAGTACCAGTTGAATATCACGCATTATTCTCTCCACACTTTTATTTGGCTTTGCCAGTGGCGATAACGCCCACGGCCAGCGCACGATCTAATGTTTTCATGACCAGGTACATCTGATCACCATGTTCTGCTTCCCAAGCCGGGGTATTCGCATGAAGTGAGTCGTGACACCGTCTGCACAGCGGGATCACGAACAGGTCATGCGCTTTTGTTGCCATACCGCCAAACCCGTTGCCGGTGATGTGGTGCGGATCATCCGACCCGTTGCCACAGGCACAGCATGGCTGGCGCTTTACCCATTGGGTGTATTTCGAGTTCTCATACCGGCGGCGCTTCGGGATCAGGGCGTAAGACTCTGGAGTCTCAGGGTCGATGGCCAGCGCCAGCACAGGCTTAAGTCCCTCCGCAATAATATCTTCGGTCTGCCGTTCCCACGGATTGGTGTCTGACTCTTTGGTTTCGCCGCCAGGCTCTTCGCTACGTATGCCAAAAACGTCATAAAGAATGGCGCGCGGAAGTTTGTCAGCGAATCCTCTGCCTACCGCAAACCAGCAAATTTCAGCCACAGTAATCTGATGCCCTTCCCGTTCCCCCAACCAATACCGGATCCGTTCCGTGACATATTCCAACGTGTTCGCCAGCGCGGCGGCGTCCAACTGAACAGATTTTTTATCCCGGTATTGGGTGTCGTGGTGCCAACAAAGAGCAACGACTCCGCGTTCGCGCCTCGCGTGCGTCATTTCATGATGGTGATAGCCGAGATCTGTGCACTGGCAACCGCGATTCTGTTTAACCCAGCGCGTTAACCCCTCCCAGCCGCCCAGCATGTGACTGACCACAAGATCCGAAGAAAGGAAATTGCTGAGCACCGGGTTATCGAGGACTTTCTGATGCGCGCCAGTGATCAGGCCGTCGGGCGCACTCTGCAAGTCGGCGGGCTCATCGGTAATCATCAGCCGCTTCCCGCTGAAAAGTTGCACCGCATCCGCTGCTGGACGGAAGATAATGATCCCCAGGTCCTTCTGGGGGTAAGGTTTCAGTAATACCTTCACGCTGCGCTCTCCTGTTTCTTCCGTAGATGCTCAGCCCACAGCCCCGCAACCCACTGGATACCCTTCGGAGTAAACCGCGCCTGGCGGAATGCGTGCTGATTGTTCGGGTTGGTTCCAGTCTTCATCTCGAACCGGCCAGCGGCTGTATGCGTGCTGTAGGGTGTGAACTGTCCGTCCTGCCGGTAAATGATTTTTTCATCGATGAGGAATAACCGGAATTCGGGTTCTTTCGCCTTCAGCAGCTTGCAGACAGACCGGAATCCCATTGAGCCTTTGGCAATGACGTACTGATCAACGAAATCCACTTTCGGCGCAGCTAGCGCCAGCTGTGATTCTAATGCCTGTTTTTCTTCGGCCAGATCAGCAGCCAGTCGCAATGCGTCCGGCAATGACTGGGGTAACTGGTTTTTCAATTCCAGCTCCTGCCAGCGGTCAACTACCGCGGCGGTGAACTCAGGCGACAATCGGGCAACCAGCACCAGCGAATCGCGCTTATTGAACCAGTACTCCTGATATTCTTCCCCATTCTGTTCGTGCAAATAGGGGGTGTGCTCCAATGGCGCGCTTAAAATTCCAGCAACAACCAACCTTTCAGCCGACCTTTTCACGTTGCTGTGCTTACTCTGCACCAGCTCAGCAATCTCACGGCTCGACATCGTTACCACTTTTCCTGACAGCAAACTGTTCGACATAATCACTCCACACGATAAGCCGGCTGCACACCGGCGGGTTTGAAATCAGTAATCGTTATTTCTGCCTTCCCCTCTTTGGTAACCGGGCCCCATTCGACCGTCATTCGTTTTACCTGGCTGTCGTCCTTCCAGATACCTGCGTGGGTCAGGCCATCAAACAGCGCCTTCTGGAAATTATCTAAATCGCGTTTTGCCCTGGTGGGCGGGAATAAAACCAGATGAACATCCAGTTCTGTCAGCAGCGCCGGCGGGCTGCAGCGCAACTGCTGATAAATTGACGCCAACGCGTTTGAGCGGAAGATCCGGCCTCGGGCGCTAATCTTCACGCCCGTTTTTGTAGCGCGCCAGTAACCGTTGACGCTTGGCGGGAATGGCAGGATCAATTGCATGTCTGGTACTCCGGCTTCAGGAGGTGATCTACAACTTCGCCAGTATCGACAAAGTAATAATCGCAATCGGTCAGGTTGTTGATGAGCATCACTTCTATTTCCCGAACGGTCATTTTGCTGAATATCTTCACAATCTTTTTAGGAGGCCCGATGTAAACAGGCTCAACCTCGGCCAATTTAGCTGCGGCAAGGTTGTGATGGCCGTCCATCAGCACCGTGTACTGAACGCCACGGAGAAGCACCGGATAAATAGAAACACGGAACAATTTGAAGCGAAGCGCTTTATCTGCGACTTTCTTCCGGTCGAGATAACGCTGAGAGCTAATTAATTTGCCCTGGATCATCCTGCCACCTCGGTAACCGCATCGCAGGTAAACTGGATTTCGCTATCAAATGGAATCTCACAACCCAGATGAATAACTGGGCCGAAGGTTTCCATGAGTGACCAAAGCTGAAACTTTGAATATCCCTCTGAATCAGTCTCTGGTGGGGTGAAGTCAGGCAGACTTGGTGCCATGCGCTGAAGTTCTTCACGATTCGACTTCATGACAGAAAGGCCAAATTCGTTCAGCTTTACTCTTACGTAATTGTTTATGTTTACGGTTGCCATTTTCATTGCTGCACCTCCCCCGCTTTGATCAGACTGTTCAGCACTGCGTCAGCATGTTCCCGCGCCGCTGTGTAGTCAGTGGAATGCAGCTCCCCCGAAGGGGAGACCGCCAGTAACCAGCCTTTGTAAGCAGAGAGCCAGATTTTCTGGAATTCGTTCACGCGGCCACCTCTTTATCAGCGCCGCACATTTCCGGCAGATTGGCGCGCACCAGGGCTTCAGCGAATGGCGGCGGTACCGCGTTACCACAGCGCGCTACCTGTTTGTCTTTTGCGTATTTCTTGCCGCGATAGTCCTGATCGATGATGTACCAGCTCGGGAAACCCTGAGCGGCGTAAAGCTCATGGGGTTGCAGCATGCGCATACCGATATCAACGATCTGGTAATCGACACCCTCAACGGTGACCAGGCCGAATCTGTCATTCGTGGTTACGGTGTGCAGAGACCCGTCCAGACTGATGCCTTCTTTCTCGTTGCCGTAATACTTGAGCAGGAAAGCGCGTACTTCACCGATGTGCAGGCCGCCGGCTGTAATAGTCGGGGCCGGTTCAGTGACTTGCTGGCCATCTTTACAGGTGCCGCGCAGCTTTATCAGAGTGGATGTGACCAGCGCATGATGATCAGTGGTGGTAACTGTGTGAGCCGGTGCATCCATCGCCGCGCCAGCACCGGTGTAGTTACCGCCGAAGTGTTTCGCGAGGAACGCGGTGCATAACTGACTTTTACCGCCACCGCCTGCCGTAATTGTGCCGTTTGGCTCATCAGCTGCGTGACCGACACTGTTGCCGAACTGGCGGGCAATCACCGGAGCGACCAACAAGTGTTCTGCTTTGCTGGTTACGGTGGTAAGTGGCTTGCCAGCTTCATATGCCATGCGGTCGCCGCCAAAACCTGTCTGCCCGATTCGGGCAATGATCGGCGCAACCAGTGCGTGTTTACCACCACCTGCAACAACTGTCCCGAGAGGTTTTTGAATATCCAATGCGCGCGGGGCCTGTCCTTCACGTTCTCCATACCCTATCTGAATCAGCGCCGGTGCTAGTGTTGCTTCTACCATGCCGAGTGCATGACCATAGCCGCCCGGACGTTCTGAACTGCCAGCGGTGATCGTCGGCAATGGTTCATCAACTTCCTGACCAGTCGCACCGGTACGAAATTTGGTGATGTGCGGGGTAACGACCGCATAACCGTGGGTTTTCGTGATCGTCTGAAGCGGCTCATTCAACGCCTGACCACGGAAGCAGTTGTAACTGGTTTTGGTGCTGGTGTGGTTGCACTTCACGATAAACGGCGTCGGGTTGTCGATCACGAAACGCTGAATGCCGCGCGCAATTCGCTTCAGCGTGTTCTCTGCCAGCGGCTTTTTACGCTCGAAGATGCTCGGGCATGGGATTGACCAGTCAATACACTCGGCGGCGGTGCGGTATGACGCCAGCTTTCCGCTCTGCACGTCCAGAGACTTCGGATCGCCGTGGCTGGCCAATGGCCACTTAACGGGCTGCCCGTCGCAACGCATCACCATAAAGAACCGGCGGCGGATTGTCGGCGCGCCGAAGTCACAGGCACGTAATTCACGGTGATCGACAACGTAGCCCAGACCGGCGACCAGACGACGGACATCGTCGCTGTTCACATCGATGTTCAGCACTTCGCAGCATTCTGCAATTGCCGGATGATCAGCGGGAACGCCGGTGGTCAGCATGCCAATAAAAGCCGCAAAGGTTTCACCAGCGCGCGCAGGATCCGGATGTTCTGTGCCATCTTCGGCGGTCAGAAGCGGGCCCCACGTTTTAAACTCTTCGACGTTCTCCAGCATCATCACGCGCGGGCGTTTTGCCAGAGCCCAGCGGATCACAATCCATGCCAGACCACGGATTTCTTTCTTAACGGGTTTGCTGCCTTTCGCTTTGCTGAAGTGACGGCAGTCCGGGCTGAACCATGCCAGGCCGACAGGACGGCCGTCAGTCGCCACAATAGGGTCAACATCAAACACGGATTCGCAGTAATGCAGTGTTTCAGGGTGGTTTGTGCTGTGCATCGCAATGGCGTTCTCGTCATGGTTGATCGCGATATCTACGCTGCGACCCGTTGCCATCTCAATACCGGTGCTCGCCCCACCGCCGCCCGCAAAATTGTCTACGATGATTTCTTTCATGCTGTTGCTCCCATTGCGCGGGCCAGTGTGCCAGCGGTTTGAATGATTTCAGCCGTTGGCAGGCCGTCCATTTTCAGGCGATTGATGTGGTGACGCAGTTTGTTCTGGAGCTGGGCGGCGAGGTTTGAAGACTCTGCTACCTGGTCGAAGAGGTAATGCACTTCGGCTGGCCACACCTGGTTATTGGTTTCCGGTACCGGAATAATTTCTGGAATATTTTGTGGTTGGGTTTGTTGTAAACCGGCTGCCATGCTGCGGATTTGAAATAGAAATGCCTCGCCTTGCGCCAGCAGTTCTTCGCGGTCGATGTAGTTGAATGCAGGACCGCGCCACTTCTTATCAAACACGGCAACAGCACCAGCAAAAAATGCCCCGGTTGGTATTTGCTTTTCATCGGCAGGTTTAAACCAGAAAGGTGTATCAAATCCAATGCGACCACGGATGAATGAGACGTGATCCGCACCTTCTGGCCACCATGTTTCCGAAGTAGCAGCTTTAATTAGAAATACGTAGCGGCCTCCGAGCTCTCGCATCTTGAAGGTATGATTCATGATGTGTGACATACCGGTGACCTGCTGGCCATCGTACTGGCTGGCGCGGGAATACGGAGGGTTTGCGAAAGCTGCGCCATGCAGTTCAGCCAGACGGGCAGACCAGTCCTGAGTTATCGCATTGTCTTCCACGGTATAGAACGCCGGGCACTTACTGTTTTCTCCATCAGTAAACAAGTCGAGAACCAGCGGGCCGAACATGGCATTGATACCCCAGAAAAGTGCGTCGGGCGTGCGCCACTGATCGCCAACTTCTTTAAGCTTGTGAGCAGGCAAAGTTTTCTGCTCGGCTAGAGCCTGTGAATATGGATTGGTCATGCCTGCCCCCTGCCCTGACGTGCTGCCCACAGATTGCGTTCGAACTCAGCACTGATTTCAGCTTTGGTTTTCACTGGCCGCACAACCGGTTCATCAGCCCCTGGCGCCGCGACAGCCTTTGGCGTTTCGCTCAGGAAATACGTTTTCTTTCCGGCACAATGCCCGGTCACGATGTTGAATTGAGGCTTCTTGCTGATAGTGTTTATCGTTGACGACATTGAATGACGCGGCGGGATAAAGCCGGTGTTCTCGATCAGGGCCGCTTCAATGTTTGAACAAGTGCGCGGGGTTCTGTCACGCATCAGCTCTTCGATTGCCATCTGCTGATAGGTTTTCATAACCAGCCCTCCCGTTTTTTCCGGAGATACTCGTCATACATGATCTGTGCGGGGGTCGGGCCCGCTGGCGCTTTTGGCGCGGACAGCATCACAACGGGTGCCGGGATCTGCTCACCTTTCGCCAGGCGTTTTGCCCAGAGGGTCAGGTTATGCTGTACGGATTTACGGACTTCACCCTCGGTGTAGTTATTTTGAAGCATCAACCGGCGGACGTCGGTCACAATCCAGTACATGATCGCCGCTGACCACGGGTAAGCCGCTGGTGTGCTGTAGTCGCCGCGGCGCGCGCAATACTGGTTGAACTCGGTCATCACCTCGTCGACGGTCGGCAGGCCTGCAGCCTGAGCAGCACCGGATTTACACCAGCCGATGAATTTTCCGCAGCTCGGCCAGAAGTCTGTTTCCTGCTGGCGGGCCATGCGCATACCGGCTTTCACCTGTTCCAGCGTGGTCACGCCGCTTTCAGCGAATGCCATGATCCACTGCCGTTTCGCCGCGGCGATATCTGCCGGAGTACTCAGCGCGGTCTGGCGGGCAGCAGGGAAAATCTGCATCAGGTTAGTGAACAGCACATCGACCAGCTTCTCGGCGTCAGCGTTCACGACACGTTGTGGTTTCTCTTCTGGCATCAGCTGAGCCAGCGCGGCGCTGTCGCGGTTCTTAACTGCCATCATCATTTTGTTCACAGGGTGTTCTCCCATGCTTCAGCGCTGTTCCAGTGGCCGCCAGCTGAAGTTTCAGCCGGGACATTTGCGGTCAGTTTGATTGTCAGGTCGTCCCATTTTTCGCGGAGTTTCGACGGGTTCAGGATGTTCTTGCACCAGAAGGTGTCGCGGTTAGCGCGGACAAACAGCTCACAGATTTGCTTATGTGTGCGGCCGTCGGCAGTACACATCAGGCGGATTTCATTTGCCCAGAGGGTCATATCCGGTTCTTTCGGGCGGGAAATCTCGCCGTCGCATTCGGCAGCCTGTTCGTACATGCGGATGATTTTTCCCCAGATGTATTCGGCAGCGGTCAGGTCGTCGGCACCTCCCCACTTACGTTTTTTGGCATTGAACACCACCGCTTCAGGGTGAAGAGCAAGAAAACTTTCATCACTGCTGTCGTCTGGCTGCGAAGCGGCCGGACTAAGGGTTTTATTACCTTGTGGATCAGGTGTTGTAGTTACTTGTGGATCGGCTTCAAAATTTGAAGGGCTAACTGCCGCGACGGCTTTGTTATTTGAACCCTCAGAATTTGAGGCCTCAATTTTTGATACCTCAGAATTTGATGCTTCAAAATTTGAAGGGGTATCTGTGGAGTTTGCTTCTGCTGCCGCCTGAACCAGCTTTGCTACGTTGATGCGATAAATATTGCTGGTATTGCGTCCCTTCGTTTTGCGTTCCTGCACTTTCAGCCAGCCACCCGCCTCGAGAACTTTCAACGCGCTGCGCACAGTGTTTGGGCTTTTCGCCCCAACCTGACGGGCAATGCGCGGGATGGCAGGCCAACTGATACCGTCATCGTTGCTGTAATCAGCAAGGCGGGACATGATCGCCACCTGAGAAATGGATAAGCCAGCAGGCGCGCATGCATCCCAAACCAGCCCCTGAAGTTTATTGCTCATCGGTCATCACCCTCTCAAACCGCGAATTGGATAGCTCGACGGGCTGGGCGCACTCATGCGGGCAACCGGCGCGCATGAAGATGACGCGATCCCCTGCTCTGTCGAAGCCCACGACGTGTACCACAACGCCCCGCCAATCCTTGTAACGCCTGTCCAGCTTTTGGATTTCTTCAGACATGCCGTCACCTTCTGGCTGCTCTGGCGGACGTAACCTACCCACCACGCCGCGAACTGGTAGTTGCACGGCATCCAGCGGTTACCTATCATCACTTCGTACGAAAGAGAGCCAGCGGCACCGCCAGTCGCCACACACCGGATTTGCGGAACGCCAGCTTTTATGAGTAAACTGTTCATGCGTTAATTGCTCCACACTGTTTAGTTAATGCACCCGACGCCTCAAGCTGCACACTTGGGGCGTCACCCTTTCCGGACTTATTCTTTTTCCCAAACAACGCCAGCACAGACCGAACCTCTGCATCACGAGCTGATAAGTGGTGACGGTGATACTTCATAATTTCTGCTGCTTCTGCTGCATCAATCACGCCGTCTTCCAGAGCCGCCTGAATAATCATGTCGACGTGGCCACGATGCGCCGCCGTTCGCATGCTTTTGCTGAACAGCTCAACCTGGTCCAATTCATCCAGTTGGGGGATATCCACGAACAGGCCGCCGCGGCGCTGGGCGAAGTATTCAGCCAGGAAGCTGGTGCCGCTGATGTCTTCCATCGCTTCCAACTCGACAATTTCGAAGAACCGGCAGCCGTTTTTTTCGTACAGGTTGTTGTTGAACTGCGTTTCAGTCATGCCCAGAGCGCCAGCCATTGCAGACCGGCCACCTGAGAACGCTTTGCACATCGCTTTAACTACTGATTTCAGGTCTACCATTTCTCTTTTCCTTCGGTAGTTATGCTTAGGCAGCCGAGTCTGTAGTCTTTTCATAAAGCTCAGCTTTGAACTGGAGCTTCCCCTTGGTTCGGTATGCAGCTTCGGCTGCCCGTCCTTTCGGGATTAACTTCCCGGGGCGATTTCGCCATTGATAGACGGCCTCGCTGGTGATCCCAAAAAAGGCGGCAACTTTCTCTGCACTGCCGAAGTGTTTTTCGATGTCGTCTGTGGTCATATCGCCTCCATTACTAAGTTAAGTTAGATATTAAATACTAATCTTTATTAGGTCAATAAAAACTAAGATTACTTAGCTTTATTTAATTCATGGTGGTGAGATGGAAACGGTCGGCCAGCGGATAAAATCGCTAAGAAAGGTGACGAAAACATCCCAGAAAGATCTGGGTAAATTCTGCGGCGTGAGTGACGTGGCGGTGGGTTATTGGGAAAAAGACGTGAACGTACCGAGCGGTGAGTCTCTTTCTAAGTTGGCTAAATTTTTCAATACGTCGATTGAGTACGTACTTTACGGCACTGAGTTTGAAGATAAGCTGATTACCAGAATGCGGCGCATACCGGTGATCTCATGGGTTCAAGCCGGTGCTTTCACAGAATCAAAATCACCTGAAACCTTCTCAGATATAGAGCGGTGGATAGAAACATCCCTTAGAGTGTCGGCTAATTCTTTCGCTTTAGAAGTTAAAGGGGATTCTATGACAAACCCTAATGGCCTCCCAACCATTCCCCAGGGCGCCACGGTTATCGTTGACCCTGAGGCCGAGCCAGTTAATGGAAAAATCGTCGTTGCCAGAATAGATGGAACAAATGAGGCAACCGTTAAGAAATTGGTCATAGATGGGCCACAGAAGTTCTTGGTACCATTGAATCCTCGCTATCCAAACTTACCGATCAACGGTAACTGCACCATCATCGGTGTTGTCAAAGGCGTTCAATACGACCTTTAGTCCCTCTCCACACTGCTGACTAATCCAAACCAAATTAAACTAAGTTTAGTTTGGTTTTTCGCTTGACCACAAAACTAAGTTAAGTTAGATTAATCCTAAGTACAGCACAACGGGAAGAACACTGTGGGTTGAGGGACTCACTTACCATCAACTCGATCTGACCACAGAACCAGTGTTCTTCCCGATGTTCGTTAAATTAGTGAGTAGGCACGCCCGGAACCAGAGTCAAGTATGGGATTTCACGGAAGGTTACGACTTCATTCACGTTGACGGGATGCTTGCAACCTGCACATACGATGGAGGAGACGGTCTCAGAGAATGCAATGCTAGAAGTAACAGTGAATCTCTCAGAATTACACTTTTCGCAGATAAGTTTTATGTCAGGCATTTTTGCACTCGAGGAATAAGTGGCTCACTCAATAAGATTATTAAGAATCTTCCTATTCCGTATATCAGTATAGCAGGAGTTCAGATTTGTGATTAAGCCGACAACGCAAAAAGCATTGCCGAATGGTGGCTTTACCCAAACCCATTCGTATTTCTGAAAACAGTGCTTTTTTCGTTGTGCATAGCATCCTGGTGATGGTCGGGTTCCCTACCCGATTGCGGGTTCGACTCCCGCCGCACTATCAGATCGACGTGGAACTCGATAATTGCTGTGTGTAGTTGTCTTTCGGCGGTGGCATGACTCTTCAACCATCCAACATCAGGGGGAGTGAAGATAATGTTCTGATCATGACCACCGCCATTTTTTCGCAGACATAGACAAGGGTTCGCTGGCCCCACCCAGTGCGCAACCGGTGGCCCTTTTCTATGTGTGTGAGTAATTTCCTGCGGTGTGCACCGCGATAACGAGGACAGTTGAATGGCTGAAGACCGTATGACCAAAGTCCCGGAGTTTCTCTCCGAACTGGACGCCGGTATTTTCGAAAACAAAATCTCCGCCGCGCTGAATGCCGCAGCTTTAGGCGTTCTTAACAACGGCGGTAAAGGCAAAGTCACCATCGAGATTGATGTTTCCCGCATCAGTAATTCGATGGAAGAAAAACGCGTAATGCTGGCTCACAAACTGAAGTTCTCAGCACCAACGCCGCGCGGGAAAACGTCGGAAGAAGACACCACCGAAACCCCGATGTACGTGGGCAAAGGCGGCAAGCTGTCCATCATGCAGGAAGATCAGGGCCAGTTATTCACAATGGCGGGTGCTGCTGACGGCAAACTCCGCGACGCGCGATAACCATCGCATTAAACCTTCTGAAAAAGGAAATCGTTATGTCTCAAGTTTTAGACGCATCAGCAATCAAAGAAGTCCGCGACATGTCTTTTTCGACGCTGCTGGAAGAGCGTCTTTCCTCCGCTGATTGCCCCGCTGTAGCTCTGCCAGAGTCAGTGCGCATTCATTCTCTCGAAAACCTGCAGGATGGACGCTTCCGCTTCCGCGGGAAAATGGAAACCGCCAGCATTCACGACTTCTGCCGCTACTGTAAACAGTATGCAGGTGCTGGCGTGCGCAGCTTCATCAACGCCGACAACATGGCAGCAGTGACAGTATTCAACCTCGGCACACTGGATTTGCCAGGGCACGCCGATAACACAGCAGTGCTGAAGCTGAAACGCACCGCCCCATTCCAAGCTTTGCTGAATATCAACGGTGCCAAAAACTCACAGAAAGATCTGGCCGAGTGGCTGGAAGACTGGTCTGAATTCCTGATTGCTTTCACCGCTGACGGTGAAGTGCTGGACATCAAGAAAGCGATCGGCGGCGTTCGTAAGATCACAATCGAAGCATCCAGCTCGGCGGATCATGAAGACAGTGATTTCGGTGCCAAACGGTCAGTAATGGAAAGCGTGGAAGCGAAAAGCAAAGAAGTCATGCCAGCGGCTTTTGAATTTAAGTGCGTGCCGTATGAAGGTCTCGGTGATCGCCGCTTCCGCCTACGCTACAGCGTGTTGACCGGCGGCAATGCTCCGGTGCTGGTTTTGCGCATTGTCCAGCTGGAAACCGAAGAAGAGCATATGGCGACCGAGTTCCGCGAACTGCTCGAAACCAACTTCACCGACGTTGAAGTCGAAACATTCATTGGCGAATTCAAAGCCTGATAACGCGGCCTTAAATGCCCTGATTCGCCGGGGCATTTAGTGAATCGTTATTACTGAAATTTAATTGCCACATCGGGCAAGGGCTTCGTTCAATCTAAAAACAGCGTGCAGCTTATTTCTTTCTTAAAGTGTGGAGTAATTCTATGTCCTGGTTAACCATCCCCCCAGCAAAGCCTGTCGTACTTCACCAAACCGGCCATATTGGCCATGTAAGCAGTATTGGAGATTTGCTTGTGGAACTGACTGATGAAGCTCTAACAAGTGAGGGTGTCGCAGCAATTTAGCCCGTGGACTGCATCATTGAAGGTGGTGAGTAACCTTCTGGGCATGGAAGCCAGTGCTATAATCGACACATGTAAATCTGATAGGAATATAAATGAAAATCATAGCCTTGACTTTAATACTAGTCCCTTCATTAACTTTCGCTTCACTCAAAAGTTTAGAACTTGAAGTTTCTGGTACGCATTTCACTATTCCACCCTCTTGCGTCAAGTCGGTGCAAATTGATGAGAATGAAGAGCCAGTAAACAACGGGGTTTATTTTGAAATTGAGTCGCCCTGTTCTAAGCAGTTATCTGATCTCTCCATAATGAATATTGGACAGCAAATGACAATTTCATACAACGGTCAGCTAGTGCAAAAAGCTACCATCACTTCTCGTTTATTCGGTGGATTTAAGTTCAGCACTACCGGAAGCAATATGATGGTAATTCGGCAAATTATCGCTGATTGGAAGTCGAAGCCAGGCAACAGCAATGCCTAAACGGGCTCATTTAGTCAGTCGGGTTTCCGTGAAAAGAATGCTGGATCTGTGGTTTGTTCCAGTTGAGTTTGCGTCAGCAATGCCGCCAGGGGAGAAAATGCTCTGGTGGCGAGCTGGGAAATATTACGGCCGATTTCGGATCAGCCAGTAAGCCGGTGTGCAGCCGGCTATAACTAAACGTGTGGAGTAATAGCATGGGCCAGTTAGTTTCTTTAGCGGAATGGGCAGCAGGGCCAAATGGCTTCAAAGAACCACCGTGTAAAGCCACCCTGCATCGAATTGCAAAAACCCGGCAGACTTACCCGCCGGCAGTAAAACAGGGTCGGCGGTGGGTCGTTGATGAGGAAGCCAGGTTTGTTGGTATGGTTGATCGGGTCGAAATATCGAACCATCTTCCAGCCAACGCCCGCACTTTAGTGGAGAAAGCACTTAATGGCAGCAAGACCCCGTAAATACAACATTTCAACACCGAACTTGTATTGCAAATTGGATAAGCGAAACAACAAAACGTACTGGCAATATCGTCACCCCATTACGGGGGAGTTCGTCGGTTTTGGCACGGATTCAGATGCCGCGCACGCTGCGGCCCTTGAAATGAATCGCATAACTTCAGAGCAATTAACTTCTCAATCTTTCGCCCTGATAGACATCGCGAAGCAAAGAACCGAACCTAATGCTCAGAACATGCGGTTAAAGCAGTGGGTGAAAGAATATAAGGCGCTCCTTGATCGACGCGTGCAGCGAAAAGAGTTGGCATCATCAACCGCTAGAGGCCGTAAGGCGTGTGCTGAACTCCTTTCGGCCAGGTCGCAAAACATATTGCTTAAAGATGTTGGCGCGCGTGAGATGGCTGCTTTGATAAACGAATATGTCGATGCGAATAAAACAAGGATGGCGCAGGTTATGCGGTCGGCGTGGATCGACATGTTTAAAGAAGCACAGTTTGCCGGAGAGGTTCCCCCCGGCTTCAATCCGGCTCTGGCCACCCGTAAACCGCTGGATGAAGTATCCAGACAGAGACTCACGCTCGAGAACTGGTGGGCGATTTATCGCGAGGCTGAACACAGATCACCGTATATCTGCAATGCCATGCTGCTCGCTGTAGTTACTGGCCAGCGCCGTGGCGACATTGTAAAAATGAAATTCTCTGATATTTGGGATGACATGCTTCATGTTGTCCAGGGAAAGGGGAAAGGCAAAATCCGGATAGCGATCCCCTTATCGTTGCATTGTGATGCCATCAACATGAGTGTTCGCGATGTGATTAACAAATGCCGCGACCGCGTGCTGAGCAAACACCTTATCCATAATTCAACGGTCGTCGGGGGTTCAGCCCTGGGCTCACCTGTGGCTGAAGGATCATTAACACAGCGATTCGCCGAGGCTCGAGATTGCGCCAAAATCAAAATCGAAAAGGGCAAAACACCACCTACATTTCACGAACAACGCTCTCTTTCTGAACGCTTATATAAAGCCCAGGGGATCAACACACAGGAATTACTGGGACACACTTCAGCGAAGATGACTGAGCTCTATCATGATGAGCGCAAAGAAAAGTGGATTGTCATTGCCGTTTAATTATCAGTCAGTTTTGGGGAAGAGTTTTGGAGAGGTTTTGGGGAAGAGATTTATTTAGCGATAAAACAGTGGGTTAATTCATTCGTGTGCTGCCTGTACGGCAGTGAACTGTTGCATATTAACGATATTTCCTGATGGAATAATGATTTAGCGCCTGATTCTGTTTAAAACCCTTTTCTCAGCCACTAATAAGACACAACGTAAAATCAATGAGTTAGCGGAAGTCGAAAATAAAGGGGTCGAGACCCCTTTTGGATAATCAACTGCCCATGACCTAAATTTCACGGATACTTTGTTCCGCTGTAGCGGGTCGGCCAGATGATTTCTGCGCGTACACCAATCGCTTCAGCGATCAGTTTTTCACCTTTAGGCCATTTTCGCGTTAACGCATTCGACAGCGTTGAAGAACACAATCCCGCTTCCCGCGATACCGCTGCCATGGTTGTGCCTTTCTTTTTAATCGCGGCAATGATGTCTGCTGAATGCCAGTCCTTTTTCAT